GCAAAAACTTTGATGCAAGAAGTACACAACCTTTTCAGGTTTAAACGGATCAGCACAGACATTCATTTCAAGGGTGAAATCAGCTCGCGAGAGTTCGGCGTAGACGGGCAATACTATAGAATGCAGACTACGTTGGTCTATCGGCGTAATGTAGTCTATACAAATACTGAGATTTGATATAATTGAAATAAATTTCACTTTATACTAGGCAGGTTAAAAAATGGCTTTTTCAGAATCAGATACCGCGAAACTCGGATACGTGACGGAATCAAGTTGGGGGACAACTGACAGCGCATCAAGGCAGTTGGTCAGGTTTACCAGCGAGGATTTGAACGACGATATCACCCCGTCAGAATCAGAAGAGATTACAGACGATAGACAGATTGACGATGTTGTGCAGGTAAGCAGGTCGGCTGTAGGTGGGTTTTCTCACGAATTGAGCTATGGGAACGTGGACGACTTTCTAGCTAGTGCGCTTGCTAGTACCTGGTCAGCGGACTATAGCTATACAGCGTCTACTATCAGCTACACATCTGGGACAAAAACACTTGCTGATTCAGGGAGCGGTTTCACTCCTGCAAGCTTGCCAGCCGGTAAATGGATTCAAGTTGTTGATAATACAAACGGCACTTGGTACGGACGCGTAAGCACTACCACTGCGACTACTTCCGCGATTGTTTTTGATTACGTCATCGGCTCGCTATCGGATCACAGCGCAGGAACGAGCGTAACGATTAAAAGTGACGGGATGTTGCGAAACGGTACTACAAAGACAAGCCACACTCTTGAAAAAGAAATGAACGATGTTACACAATTTTTCAGTTATACCGGGATGCGAGTTGGAACGGCTAGCTTAGCATTCGCGGCGGGTGAGAAAGTAACAGGCGCTTTTAGCTTCGTGGGTGAGAAGGGCGCAAGGGCTGGCAGTTCTGTAGGGACTGGAGCTGATACCGATGCGCCTACCAATCAGATTGTGACAAGCGCCGCTGACATTTCCAATATTCTTGAGGACGGTTCAGCTACTAGCGAAAGCTATCTTTCTATAGATTGGAGTTTGGACAACGGCTTGAGAGGTCAGCCAGAGATTGCAAGCCTTGAGAATGCAGGCGTTGGTTATGGTAAGTCTCGAATTACACTTGATATTTCAATGTACTTTCAAGATGGGACAGCATACGACCGTTACGCTAATAACACGGCTTATAACTTGTCATGGATGGCAACAGACAGCGCCGGGAATGTTTACATTTTTAGTGCATTGAGCGCGAAGCCTTTGACGAGTGCAAGCCCGATCACAGGGCCGAACGCAGATATAACTCTTAATCAATCTTTGCTTTGTAAGCGTAATTCAACTTATGACGCACAATTCCAGATTGATAGATTTGACGCATAGTTTTAAGTATGCTAGTATTTGAGTGAGCAAATGTGACATTGAAGCCCTGCCTGTACGATATCCCAGGTGGGGCTTTTTCATTTCCTGCTATAATAGTGCTATTCAACAACGGAGGGCATTATGTTGAGTATTGAAAAGAAGTTCGCGACCGACCTTGAAGCGTCAAAAGATGGCGTTTGGCACAGGATCGACGAAGAGACGCAAATTAAAGTTGCCAAAGCCAGAAACGAAAATTTCAAAAAAAGAGCTTTTGAATTATTCAATGAAAACAAAATCGAACTTTTTTCCAAGACTGGGAAGTTTACCGACCTGGATGAGAGCAAGCTTATGTCTCAATTGATAGCTGAGACGATTCTGATTGACTGGAAAGGCGTTAAGGATCAGGACGGCAAGGAAGTTAAATACACGCCCGAAATCGGCGCGCAGGTTTTAGCTAATCCAGAGATGGGCGATTTTTTGGAGCTTGTCCAGACTTGCGCTGAGAATGAAGAAGCGTATCGAAAAGCTGTTCTTGAAAAGGTTGAAGAGCAAGCAAAAAAATAGGTGAGTGGTGGGGCTTCTACGGGCCGAAGTATGAGCTTTGGCTAAAACATAAGGAGCAGGGCAAACCCTCGCCTCTCGATAACTTGCCTGAAACGCCACCGCTCGCAGTTGAGGCGGTTGATATGTTCTACATGCTTTCCTCGGCTCGTAGCTACTCAATGGGTATGGGTGGCGCTATGCCTGACTCTATCAAGCTGTCAGAAATCGAGGCAGTGCAAAAAGTGTATAATATAGATAGCGTTGACAGAAAGCTGTTCAATATCCGTATCATTTTGGCAATGGATTCGCAATGGTTGCATTGGCGCTTGAAATTTATTGAATCGCAGAGGAAATAGAGATATGGCAGGCCCTACCTTAGAACTTGACATAAGCACTGACGGAGTTGTGCGCGGTGGGCGTGTGGCTAGTAACGTGCTTGACGATATTGCAAAATCTGCATCTTTCACAGCTCTACAACTACAGAAGTTAAATTCAAACTTCGACAAGAGCGCAAAGGGTGCGGATAATTTAACGCGTCAAGCCCGTGGCATGAAAAAGGAAATGAGTTCTCTTCGCAAGGTTGTAGGGCTCGCCGCTGGTGCGTTTGCTGGTTTTCAATTCCTTCAATTTTCGCGTGACGCTTTAAACGCTCGACTAGAGTTGAATAGGATGGAACTTTCCTTGCGATCCATAACAGGATCAAGCGCCGAGGCGGCTAAACAATTGCGATTTGTGAGGAATACGGCATCACAGTTAGGGCTTGACTTTCGAGGTGTGGCGGGAAGTTATTCTCAACTTCTAGCTTCTGCGAAGTCGGTTAATATCTCGACAGAGGTTACCCAAAAGCTTTTTAAGAATGTCAGTTCAGCGACTAGGGCGCTCGGTTTAAGCACTGATCAAACAAAGGGTGCTTTCCTGGCATTTTCCCAGATATTGTCAAAAGGTAAGTTGTCAATGGAAGAAATCCGGCAGCAGTTGGGCGAACGTATTCCCGGCGCGATGGGTATTTTTGCCGATGCGCTAGGTATTAGCGTGCAGGAGTTCGACAAGCTTGTGAGTAGCGGGAAACTGATGGCAGAGGATGTTATCCCTTTGGTGGCTGATGAGTTCGGGAAGTTCACGAAAGACGCGCAAAAGGCAAGCGGTGACTTGCAATCGAAGTTCAATGAATTGAACACAGCTTGGTTTGATTTCCAAACGACTGTCTTGGATGGTGGCTTGCTTGATGGAATTAAACAAATACTATCAGTCACTAAAGAAATGGTGCAAGCTTTATCAGACGGCTCTAGGGAGTTGGGTAAGCTGTTCGCAAGGTCAGATCAGGCGCAAGCTAGAATATTAGCAAGAATGAAGAAGGACCCGAATATGCGACCGGGGCCGGGTGGTGTTGATTTGTTTGGGACTCAAACTGAATCAGATAGCGGTGGATTTTCTACAGGTATTTTTCCGTCCTCTGATTTGTTTAGCGCAACGCCTAAACCACAATTGAGATATAAAGATTTAATCTCAAGCACAATGCGAAAAGCAAACCAAAATATGCGCAAAAAGCAAAGGCAAGATAAAGTCTTGGAGAAGGCTAGGGCTAGTGGTAAGAAAAAGAAGCCAGCTAGAGAAGAAAGCTATAGCACTCCATTAATTGACGACTTTTTCGACTTGTCAGCTTATGCCAATGGTGGAGCTACTGAAATGGTTTTGAAAGATGAAGTCGAAGCTATGCAAAAGCTTGAGAAAGAGGGGCGCTCACTTGTCGAAAGATATCAGACAGTAGAGCAGAGATTGAACGCGACGAAAGCGAGAGCGAAAGAATTGAGGCGTGCGGGGGTTATTACAGAAAAAGAGTACATGCAGATAAGCGAGCAGATTTCAAGCCAGTTCGACGACCTAGAAGAAAAGAGCGTCGAAAGCTTCAATGTTATGGAGCAAGCTATGCAAGGTTGGGCCAACTCATTCACCGATACTTTTGTCGATGCGCTAACAGGCGCGCAATCCAGCTTCAGCGGATTTGTAAACAGCATACTAAAAGACTTGCTTCGCCTTAGCGTTCAACAGAACATCACAAAACCGCTTTTTGATAGCTTAGGCGGTGGTGGCGGTTTTCTTGGTAAGCTATTCGGCGGTAGCAGACACTCAGGCGGTGTGGTTCCGGGCCGACCTGGAGAAGAGCGGTTAATGATGTTACAGGCAGGCGAGCGCGTTATCAGCAACGGGCAAAATCAGGCTATGGCAAAATCCGGCGGGATGAATGTTAATATCTACAACAATTCAGGCGCGCAGGTGCAAGCTACACAGCGCCAAGGGTCGAACGGTGTCGAGCTTGACATTACCATTGATAAGATCGTCGCTGAAAAGCTATCCAGCCCTAGCCGTTCAAGTAGCGCGCTTAAAAATGTTTATGGATTAAGACCGAAGGGATATTGATATGTCTAACACTTGGCCTTTTGGATTGACAGATAAGCCATTAGTCGATGGCTACAGCGAGGGACAGCCCGATACTATTTTAGAGACGCAGTTAGACAGTGGCCCACCTTCAAGGCGCAGGGTAGCTACTGACGCACCGAAGCCGATAACATGCGTTTTTGAATTGGACTATACAGATGTCGCAAGCTTTCGCACTTTCTACGAAACAACGCTTTCAGGCGGTTCTGATACTTTTCAATGGAACGATCCGATAGACGGTTCGCAGTACAATTGGCAATTCACAGGTGCACCACAGATTAGCGCTGTAGGTGGTCGATTGTATCGCGTGACTTGCAATCTTCTCAGGTTGGTAAGCTAATGGCACGAACGCTATCTAGTGCATTAAAAACAGAGGCAGAGGCGCAAAACCAGACGGACGCGCTTTTAGCTTTAGTTAAAATCGAGCAGGCCGATATATCGACGCTTTACCTCGTCAAAAACGGCGAGAACGTGACGAGCAACAGTCAAGTATATACCGCTTTTCCGTTCGATATAAAAATACCCGATGACAATGAAGAGAGCGCGCCACGTGTAACGGTGACTTTCGATAATGTGGATCAATCTATCGTCACGAATATTCGAAGCATGACAACCGAAGCGACTGTTACACTTTCTTTTGTTCTTGCAAGCCAGCCTGATACAGTAGACTTGGGCCCGTACGTTTTCCAGCTTAAAAACGTGCGCTATGACCGCTTCACAGTCGAGGGCGATTTGTCTTACAAAGACATATTCAATATGCGTTTTCCAGCAGACAGAATAACGCCGAACAATTTCCCATGTATTGTCAGGTAGGTAATAGTGTGGAGCACTGGACGGACAAATACCTGAACATTCCCTACAAGCCCAAAGGTAGAAGTATGCAGGGTTTGGATTGTTGGGGGTTGGTTCAAGCTATCTATAGCAAGGAGTTGTTTGTCGTTTTACCTGGCTTTCTTGAAGATTACGACGATATATCACGCTCTCAGGTGTCAACCGCGATTAGCAAAAACATGCGCGATTGGTTTGAGGTTGAAAAAGGGCAGGAACAAGCTTTTGACGTTGTTGTTTTGAATATCAGAGGTTTGCCGACTCACGTGGGTGTTTTAGTCGATCCTGAGAGAAAATTATTTATTCATGTCTCGCCTGATAGCTTTGTTACGATTGAAAGGCTCGATTCTAAAAAGTGGTATAATCGAATACTAGCTTTTATGCGTCTGGACTTAAAGAAGTGAACGAATTAGAAGAGAAAAAAACAGCCCTGGAAAAAGCCAAAGTCGAGGTATACGTTAAGCCTAACGCCTTCAATGATTTGAACGTCAAGCATATTATCCCAACAGGTAAAAATATCCATCAAATTCTGGATGATTTGAAGATTGGGAAAAAGTGTACTGTATTGCTAGGCGACTCTAAGATAAACCCAAATTTTTACAAGTTTGTCTATCCAAACGGGAATGAGCCACTAGGTATTGTGGTAGGTGTTGAAGGTGGAGACGATGACGGGAAAGGCGTGCTTGGTCTTGTCGCTTCAATTGCTTTGACTCTTGCTGTTCCAGCTCTCGCGAAGTCTAGCTTTATCACTAAAGCTCTAGGGCTCAAGGGTAGCGCCGCACTCGCCGCTAGTGGGTTAATTGTTGGCTTTGCAGGGCAGTTAGTCAGTAAGGCTTTGATTAAGCCACCAACACAGCCGAGTATCGGGCTTGATAGCTTTAGTGCTACTGCACCGATTCAAAGTCTAACGGGGATACAGAATCGGACGGGCGACTACAATGTTATCCCAGTTCTGTTTGGAAAAAATCGCGTTTACCCTATCATCTTGTCTGCCTTCACTGAGATATTCGACAATCAGCAATACCTTAGAATGCTTTTTCTTGTGGGTTATGAGGATGACGATACCAAGCTTGAATTGTCAGATTTTAAAATAGGCGAAACCGCTTTAGAGAATTATACAGACGTTGAAATGGCGTACAATACGCGCTTTGCAGATATGACAGACGCGGAGCAAAATCGCTGGTTTCCCAATATTGTTCAAACCGACCTGAGCGTTAGCTTGACGAACGCGGCGAGTTGGCAGACTCAAACAACGGAAACCGACAGCACTGGGATAATTGTAGATATAACCTTTCCTTCACTAGTTGGGTACAACAGCGCCAGCGGTGCAAAATATTCGGTTTCGGTCAACTTCGAAATACAGTACAGGCCGACAGGTTCAAGCGATTGGATACCTTTCGCTAAGGAAGAGACGGATTTGAGCGCGGGCAGTTTGGATACATTGACCCAAAGTAGATTCAATCACACAAGCAGTCGTGTAGGATCGAAAATTTACGCCATAGGCGGTGCTATTTCTGCAGTGGCGCACACTACAAGCATCGAAGAATATGATATAGCTACAAATACCTGGACAACTAAAACGGGCGTTTTGCCACAGGCTATCGAGCAACACGCGGCGGTTGTTGTTGGCACGGATATTTATATTTTCGGCGGTAACACAGTAGTAGCCAATCAGAATAAAGTTTACAAGTACGATACCGTTGCGGATAGCGTTAGCACTCTAGCAGATATGCCAGCTTCACTAACAGGAGTACAAGCGATACAGGTTAAAAATGGTAGCTTTTCAAATCTGATTTTCGTCTATGGTGGCTTCAATGGCTCGAACGCGGTAGCAAGCCTTTACGCTTACTCTATCAGCGGTAACAGTTGGACGACTATTACACCAGGCTACACTGGATCAAGTAACGCGAGTTTAAGGTATAGAACGCTAGGCGCGATTTTCCAGAGTTCAGAAGATAGAAATTCATTTGTCATTGCAGGTGGGTTATTGCAAGACGGCACAACCGCGACAGCTAATTATCTAGGCGTTCAAATCGGTGGTACGGCTGGAAGCCCTACGGCTTTAGTTTCCACGTTAGATGAAAAGATAAACCTGCCTGAAGCGCGTTATTTTCACGCAGTAGCAGAGGACGCGAGCGATCCAGGTCAGGTATATTTTGCAGGTGGTATAACTAGCGGTGGATACAGCGACGAAGTTATCAAGTCGCAAACTCACTATCCATACGCAAGCAGTAAATTAACTGACACAATGGATGTTAACAGGGCGGGACTCGGATTCAACGAGCAGGACGGTACTTTGTATGTTGACGCTGGCACAAGTAACGGAAGTACAGCACTTAATACAATGCTTTCAAGTGATAACGCCTCAAAGGCAATCACGGGCGCTACATCTACGACTTTGCGAAAGAGTTACAGAATTGAAGGCTTAACCGCCGATCAATACGATGTCAGGATTAGGAGAACGACTGCTGATAGCTCAAGCAATTATATTCAAGACGTAGCAACTTGGACAGCCATTAGAAGTATTAAATCTAGCGATGCGGTTACTTTCTCCTATGCAAAAACTGTAGCGCTTAGGATTAAAGCAAGCGAGCAGTTAAATGGCGTACTTGATAGCTTCAATTTCATTTCTGAAACTTACCTACCTGTTTATACTGGTGGCAATTGGGTAACGCAGAAAACACGAAATCCAGCGTGGGCGTATAGTTACGTGCTTCGTGGAATCGCGGCGAAAGAAGCGCTAGCAGATGCAAAGTTAGATACAGCCTCGATTTCTGATTGGGCCACGAATTGCGATAGCGACAATTTTTACTATGATAAAGTCTGGGAGAGCGAGACGGTATCACAGGACATACTCCAAGAAATTGCGGCGGTAGGTCGTGCAAGCGTTTCTTATTTTGACGACAAAATAGGCGTGATTCAGGACAAAGCTATCTCGACCTATACACAACTATTCAGCCCTAGAAATATCGTCAAGAATAGCTTCGTAGGAAGCAAAGCGTTCACCGAAGTTCCGCACGCGCTCAAGGTTAGATTTAAAAACAGCGAACAGGATTATATCGAGGATGAGCGTATAGTCTATCGAGATGGATATAATGCTGACGGATCAGGCGGGAATACGATAGCGACGAACATCGAGGAAATAACATACCCAGGGATAACAACTTCGGATCACGTTTACAGACGGGCTCGCTATGACTTGGCGGTCGGCGTGCTTCGTCCTGAGATATTCAGCTTCAAAACTCCATTCGCTCATCTTGTAGCTACGCGAGGCGATAAAATTAGGCTACAGCATGACGCGGCGGTCATTGGATTAGGTGGGGCAAGGATAACGGCGCTTGACAGTAGCGGGGGGAATATCGACGAAATAACGCTAGATAATTCTATCCAAACTTCAAGCGGTACAGACTATACAATTAGAGTAAAAGCAGAGGACGGAGACGTTTTTGAAGAGACGGTCACTGTATCTAGTACGGGCTTGAACAATGTTTTTAATATCACCACTCCATCGAACGCGACAGGCAGTTATGCGGTCGGCGATCATGTTTTAGTGGGCGAAGATGGCGAAGAAGGTATCGACGCTATTATTAGCGAGATTAGATACGATTTTGACTTGATAGCGGAGATAACCGCTGTGCCTTATAACGCCGACCTATATGATGTGGACAGCGAAGCGATACCTTCTTACACGACAGTCATTACAAAGACACAAGCAGAGATTAGAGGCGAGCCACCTTTGCCGGGTGTCGAAGCTGTTGTATCAGATGAGTTTGTAATGATTCGCGGTGCTGGTGGTAGTTTGTCGCCAGCGATCAAGATTGATATAACGCCTTTCAACGGTACGGGCGGTGTGCCTGCCTTTATCCAAGCGAGAGCGCGAAGGACTGACGATACAAACGGCAATTTTGTCTACTCGCCTCAAGCTAACGCGGAAGATAATACAGTTAAAATACCAGAGGTTGAGGAAGGCGCTACAT